TCTCGGTGGTCGTGACCCCCATCGCCTGCTCTCGCTGGCTCACGTCCACATGGGTCGCAACCACACCGATCGAGCCAACCTGAGCGGTTCCAGAGTCCAATACCGTCAGGTCAGTGGCAGAGCCTATCCAGACTCCAGCGCTGGCCATTAGGCCCTGAACCATGGTGGCGATCGGCTTCACACCACGCACCGCCCGCACCGCCGCCGCAGCGGTCTGGGTGCCAGCCACGGTGCCGCCTGGGGTGTCCGCCAGCAGAATTAGGGCCTTGACGGTGGGGTCTGCCGCAGCGGTCTGAACATCACGAACAAACAGCTCGGTGCTGGTGCCACCTGACACGTTGGTCATCAGGTTCATTCGCTGAGCCAACACGCCATGCAGCGGGATCAATGCCGCGCCGTTCCGCACCTCGTAGCCCTGCTGCTGCTCGGTCCCCAGTGGCCGGCCAATCCTGGCCTCTACTGCCGCAATGTCCAGTTCCTCCCCACGGCTGCGAGCCGCGTAGATCCCCTGGATTTCTTCCAGGCGGTTGGGCAGGATCGCCCAAGGTGCACTTAGGACATCAAGAACTGTCATAAGCCCAATCTAATCGGTAGTGCTGTTTGGGTCAGGTGGTGGCACCGCAACCGCAACGGCAGGCATATGCAGACCATCACGCACCCTGGCCGCCATCTCCCTGGCGCTTTGCCGGTGCTTGGTTTCCCAGTCGCCGCCGTCATAGGCCACAACTTCTTCGGCTCGGGTAGTGATGCCCTCCTCCATGCGCTTGGCTGCCGCCATGGCCTCTTTCAATGGATCGAGGGCCCCAGGGCCATCGCCGCACCAGCTGGTCTGGCTCCAGGCATACCGGATGAAAGGGTCAGCAAAAAAGCCTGGCGCCTGGATGATCCCCAGTGCCACGGCATCGGCCAACCACTCCTCATAAACGGGCTGGCATAGCCGCTGGGCTAGCCAGACGCGCTTAATTTGCCAGGTGCGCCAGGCATCCATCAATGCAGCACGGCTGGCGGAATAGCTCGCGTTGAATGCTTTGGCCAGCACCTCCTTAGGAATCCCCAGGCCCATGGAGCAGATATTTAGCATCGCCCCAAAAAACGGGTCGAAATTTGGATTTGGGCGGCCAGGAGTTGGGCTGACAACGCTTTCGCCTGGCATCAGGTTCACGGCCCGGCCGCTTTGGATCGTGCCGTCCCAATTAGCCGCGGCCAACATCCTTTGTCGTTCTTGATCGCTAAAAATAGTCGAGTCTGCAAACGCCTCTGGGTCCATTTGCATAAACAGCGCCAGCGCTGCGCTGTTCACCGCCGCGTCCACTTCGGCATCGGTGTACCGGGTTAGCTGTTTGATTGTGGCAATGATCGGGGCCAGGATCGGCAGCCCACGGGTTTGGCCGGGGCGCTTTACCTCCTTCAGGTGCAACACATTGCGGCGGCCAGAACTGCCCCGGTACGGGATGCGCTCCCATGCGTTGGCGGTTCGGGGGACTAGCCGGCCTGGGTGGTAGCGAGAAACCTGGATCGCTATTGGCTCACCGTCGCCGTCACGCTCGACGCCATCAATCAGCGTGGCGGTATTCGTCCGTCCATCTGGATTGCTAACCCGATCAGCCTCAACAATCTGCATCGTCAGCCGAAACGGCCAATCCTCGCGGCCCTTATCGCCAAGCAGTACAAACACATCACCGCTGGAATCGTGCGAACGCAACGCCAGCTGCTGCTGCTCATAGAAACACAGCTCGCCATGGCGATCGGCATACTGCGATTTTGCCCACATTCCAAACCGCCGCTCGGTGAGACTTTGCCATTCGCTGGCCTGTTCATCCGAAAGGCCCAACTCCTTGGCGTCAATTCGGCTTTGCAGGCTGAGCCCTGTCCCAACAATGTGCGAAACCCTTGTCTCGATTGCCCCAGTCGCTACCGGTGCGGTTCGCTCGAGATCCCTGGAGAATGCCCGCAGGTCGGCCAGTTCATGCTCGGCCTCACCATCTGCATCCAGTAGCTGTGGACGCCAGTTGGCAAACCGCGGCGACCGAGCCATTCTGCTGGTGCCGGTCATGCCGCCAAACGCCATCATCCCGCCATGGCCCAAACGGTCAAGGTCGGCAGGCAAAGCCTGAGCCACCTGAAGCTTTTTGTTGTTGCGGCGCTTTGCCATCAGAAGTTAGGCCTAGGGGTGAATCCCCGGCCACGGCCATTGGCCCGGCTGCTCAGCTCCTGCACTCTGCGATCCCATATCTGAATCCCTGCCTGAATTTCTGCCAGATCCGCACGCTTGAGCGTTCGATCTCCCATCTTTTTTTCCTGACCATCCAATACCTTGACCTCGGCATCGAGGTAATCATCGAGCCGCGCAGTGGCGATAGCGAGCGTAATTCCTGCCATGCCTAGCATCATACTCACCCAAAGCGCCCGCCAGTGCCAAACCTATTAGCACCTCCCCCTCCCCCTCCTGTCCCCGGCGCTTGGGTGCCCAGGCTGCGGGCGAGCTGGGCCCACATGGTGCCTGGGGTGTAGCGACGGGTCACCAGCTGCAGCGCCGCATAGGCGTAGCGGGTGCAGTCGCCCCCCTCATCTCGCGCCCCGGTTGGTGCCTCCCAGTGATAGCTGATCTGGCCCCTGCTCCGCCGCGGCATCCGCCTCCAGGGGAACAGCTCCGCTAAGAATTGATCGGTTGAGCACAGGCCAAAATGCAGATAGCCAGAGCCCACGGTCTCAACCCCTAACCGATATTGCAGTGACTTGACGCTTTCGTCATAACCCACAAAGTACAGGTTGACCCCGTTCTTTACTATCGGCTTGTTTTTGCGGTTGATACTCACCGGCACGCCCCTGCCCAACAGGGGTTTGCCCTTCTGCGGGGCCCCTCGAACTGGCACCCAAACATCCTTGCAAGTTGAACAAAACTCGCGGACCGCCTGGCAGCTTGTTGCATCGCCACCTTCATCAATACCGCCCCGCGCCAACTTGAGCACGGTCCCATCCTCTCGGACCCATTTGGTTTCGGCGATCCGGTCCAGTTGCGCAAGCGTGTTTTTGTCCTGGGGGTCGCCATCGATGTCCCAATGACCCAGGTGCCAGCCCTCCTCCCCAACGCCCCAGCCCCAGACGGTGGCCACCAGTCGCTCGTTTGCCGTGCCGCCACCGCCTTGGGTGTCTACTCCAGCGGTGATCAACAGCACGCCATTGGGCACGCCGGTCAGGGTGAAGTCTTCGCCAAGAATCGAATAGCCATTGCCCAGATCAACAGACTGCCGGCGCTTGGCCAGGTTGTCGGCCGAGACTTTGCCGGCCTGCGAGTCCTCCCAACCTTCGCCGAGCACCGTATTTTTGAAGGTCTGCATCGGCTCTGGGTCGCCCTTGCGCAACGATTCCAAGGCCTCGTCGTATTCACGAACCAAAATCGACCAGTCCGCTGCCGGTGAATAGCTGTAGGCCGCCCACACATGGAACCCAATCAAGCCAGGGACCTGGGCAACAGCGGTCGGGCGATCCTCGCAGCGCTCAACCATCCAGCGTTTTTTGCTGTGCGGGATTGGCTTTTTGCAATTCTCGCATTCGTAATGGGCGGTAAATTCGCCTTCTTTTATCATTTGATCCCATCGCAAAACTTGATAGTGATTACAAAAGGGACAAGGAACAAAGAACTTTCTTTGATCTGATTTCTTGTATAATTCCTCTGTTCGCCCATCCTTGAATATCGGTGTGCTGCCTACGCCTATTTTGCGGTCCCAGTAATAGTCGGCACGGTTGCGACCTAGCTTGTAAACATCACCTTCGTCAATCCTGCGATAAGCGTCAAACTCATCAAAGAGAACAATTTTTCTAGACTTGCGCCGAAAGGCCCGCCCACTGGCAGCATTTACTATATCTATTAAACCACCATTGCTAAGCTGCTTCAGTAGGATCGTATTACTGCTGGTGTTGCGTGCTTTGGACTCAGTTATCAGTCCCTGCAGCGCTGGCGTATCCTCAAATAATGGCTTGATTTCTTCCTTGCTATACCCTTCAGCGTCTTCCTTTACTGGCTGCACAATCATGATCGGGCATGGATCATGGTGCGAGTAATACTGAACAACAACGCCCAGCATCTTTGTCCAGCCGACGCGAGCCGACTTCAGACAAACCACCGTTTCAACATTGGGGTTAGTGAACGCATCCAGGATCGGCCGCTGATAAGGCAGCGTCCGCCACTGGCCCTTCTCTGCTGCGTTGCCGGTCATCACCGCGCCGCCATCGACCGTGGCCGGTTGGTCCGCATATTCCGAAAGCCGGAGCTTTGGAGGTGGCTTGAAGCCGCCCAGGATGCGCCGCGTCAGGTCCTGCACCGCTGGCAGCATCACAGCTCCTTCAGTGGGTATTGCGTTGCCACGTCAAAGGAAGCCAGGTTCTGCAACGCTTCGCGGATCAGATCAAGCAGCACCGCCACCTCGTCAGGGGTCAGGTGAGGAATCCGCTGTTTGGCCTTGCTAGGCACGCCAAGCATTACGGTTCGGGTGATGTTGATTGCAGCGTCCTGAGCTTGCAACAGTTCCTCGCGGGGGAGCAGCATGTTCGCCTTGGTTTTGCGATCCATTCGAGCAATCAAGCGCTTTTCGCGCTCGTGCAACGCCCTCTCCTTGTTGAAATCCGCTTTCTCTGTGTCTGGATCGTCGTCCAGTCCGTCGATTGGATCGGCGGGGTCCGGCAG